GTGGGGCATGTAATGGCTAACAGCGTCATCGGAGGCAAAAAACTCACGCTTGCGCTACAGGCGCTTGAGAAGAAAATCACGAACGCGGGCGTGCTGCGTATGGGGTTTCTCGAGGGCGCCACGTACCCGCAAAAAACCAACGCGCGATTTTTAAAGGCCGTTGGCAGCAATGCTGCACCCAAGGTGCAACCTGTGTTGTCGATTGCTCAAGTCGCATTCTGGAATGAGTACGGAACTACTACCGCCCCCGCGCGCCCGGCGTTCCGTACCACGATTCAGAGGCACTCCAAGGAATGGGGCGACCGACTCGGCAAGGCTGTGAAGGTCATGAACTACGACGGGCAAAAAGCGCTTGCTCTCCTCGGGCAAAGCATGCGCGACGATCTCGAGAATGAAATCGCGCAATGGACAAGCCCGGGCAATGCGGCCCTCACTATCAAAATTAAAGGTTTCGACAAACCATTGGTCGATTCGGGCGACATGCAGCGCGCGCCGGACTACGAGGTCAAGGCGAAATGAACCTGCACGGTATCGTCCGGCCCGCGATCAATTCGGTAAACCCCGACAAGGTGGCGCTGTACCGTGCGAGCATCGGCAATACGGTCGGCTCGGATTTCTCGCAGACGCCGACCTACGCGCCGGGCGTGCCGCTGCGTATCCAGATACAGCCGCTCGGCCGCGACGAGTTGAAGCACGTCGAAAAATTGAATCTTGAGGGCGTGTTCCGCACAGTGTTCATGTTCGGCAACACGCAGGGAATCGTGCGTGTGCTCGCGCAGGGCGGCGATCTCCTACAATTCGCGCCGTTCCAAGGGCAGGCTGTGCAGGTTTGGAAAGTCGTCTACGTGGACGGCCCATGGAACGTCGAGAACGGCGGATGGTGCAAAGTCATTATCTGCCTGCAGAAGGACGCACCGGTATGAGTGCTCCACTGGCAACCGTCGTCAATACGTTGACTGACGTGTACACGGCGCTCGGGGCATTTATCGTGGCGCAGATCGGGCTTAACCCCGGACAAGTCATACAAGGATTTCCGAACCGGACAGCAATGCCGCTCGGCCCTTTCGTGGCTATGTCGGGCATGCTCAAGAAACGGCTACGCACGAACGTCGATAACTTCGCCGGCACTGTCCTCGTGCCGCCGGCTCCCGGCCCCGTGACGGCTGAGCAAGGCATGCAGATTGACGTGGTGCTCGATTGCTATGGGCCGGCCTCGTCCGATTGGTCCGACATCCTGACGACGCTCTTGCGTGACAACGTGGGCTGTTTGGCGCTCGCGCCGAAGTGCCAGCCCCTTTACGCAGATGATCCGATTCGGGCACCGCTGACGAATGCGGAACTTCAATATGAGGATCGCTGGATTGTGACCGCCCGAATACAGTACAATCCGGTAACGACGACCGCTCAAGACTACGCTACCGTCCTCGGGCCGGTCGACATCATTGACGTTACGCCGACAGGTTTTGCGCCCGCGGCCCCATAGAGACAGGACCAAATACATGCCCCCTTCAATTCCCGCATCGGTTTTCGCAAGCGTAATCCCGGGCGTCCTGAGTGCCGGCGGCAATCCGCTCGCCCTGAATGCTGTCTACATCACGTCAGACCCGTCAATCCCGTATGGCACGGCTCAGGCGTTTGCAAGCGCGGTTGATGTCTCGGATTGGTTCGGACCGTCGGCGCCGGAAACGATCCTCGCAAACGTTTATTTCGCAGGTTTCACCAACTGCACCGTGCTACCCGGCACGCTATATTTCGCGCAGTTCAATTCCGCTTCCATCGGCGCCTATGTGCGCGGCGGCAGTGTCGCGGACTTGACGCTTGCTCAGCTCAATGCCCTATCCGGTACGCTCGCAGTGGTTGTCGATGGCGTGCTCGTCACGTCCGCGGCAATCAATCTGTCCGGCGCGACGAGTTTCACCAACGCCGCGACTCTGTTGCAGGCGGGACTTCAGACGACCGGTAACGTGTTTTCCGGTACGGCATCGCAGTCCGTCGGGGTCGTGGATATCCTCTCGACTGTCTCGGGCTCGCTCGCCATCGGCGACGTGTTGAACGGCAGCGGCGTTTCCGGGCCAGCTACGATCGCGTCGTTCGGTTCCTACACTGTCGGCGCCGGCACCGGCACCGTGAACGTCAACACGTCCGCGACCGTCTCGACGGGTACGGCCACGGTTACGGCGCTGCCGACTGTCACGTACGACACGCTCCGACATGCGTTTGTGATCTCCTCGGCAACGCTCGGCCCGACCTCTACAATCGGTTTTCCGACCACGGGCGCACTGTCCACGGGTCTCGACCTTACGGCCGCCGAGGGCGCTGTGCTGTCGCAGGGCGCGAACGCGAATACGCCGGCCGGCGTCATGGCGCAGATTGTCGCTGCAACGCAGAATTGGGCCACGTTCATGACCGTGACCGAACAGACGTTATCCGTCAAAGAGGCGTTTGCTGCATGGGTCCAGACGACCAATCAGCGATATCTGTACGTCGTGCAGGATTCCGACGCGACGCCTACCACGAGCCCGAATGCGACCGGATCGTTCGGTAATATCGTGAATGCTGCCAATGATACAGGTGTGATGCCTGTGTACGATATCAGCGGATCGGGCGTCATCGCCGCGTTTTTCACTGCCATCGCAGCGTCAACGAATTTCAACCAGCAGAACGGCCGCACCACGGCGGCGTTTCGCAACCAAGCGGGGCTCGCCGCTCAGGTGACCAACGACACGGTTTACGAGAACCTCAAGGCGAACGGCTACAACGCATATCTTGCGGTCGCGACGGCCAATCAGCAGTTCACGTATGCCGCGCCGGGCCAGATCTCGGGCGCGTTCAAATGGTTCGATACCTACATTGACCAAATTTTCTTGAACTCGCAATTTCAGCTCGCACTGATTACGCTGCTGACGAGCGTGCCGGCCGTACCCTACGTGACGCGTGGATACAACCTGATCCGCTCGGCGCTGCTCGGCCCCATCAAAGCCGGCTTGAACTTCGGCAGCATCGTCGCGAACGTGCAGCTGTCCGCGGCTCAGTCCGCAGCGCTCAACAACGCGACGGGCGACTCGAGCGCAACGGCCACGATTCAGAACACCGGATGGTACCTGCAGATCCTTGACCCGGGCGCGATAGTGCGCGGCGGGCGTGGTACGCCGACGATCAATTTCTACTACACCGATGGCGGCAGCGTGCAGCAAATCAGCATGTCGTCGGTCGACGTTCTCTAAGGGGCATGACACATGGCACGTTTCATTACATCAGCGAACAGCGAATTTACCCTCACGATTCCAGGGGTATTTTCCGGGCCTGTCATCCTCCAAGGCTACGCGGTCGACGACGCGTTCGGCACGGCGAACGTCAAGCCGACCGAGGCCAAGCAGGGCGTTGACGCGAAGAAATCTTCAGGTCGCACGCCGTATCTCGTGGTCATGAAAGTTCACCTGATGCCGGACAGTCCCGCGATTGATATTTTCGACCAGTGGAATGGCGCCATAGCAGCCGTGAACGATGACTTGCCGGCGTCTGAAGGTTCCATCTGGGCACCGTCGCTCGGCAAAGCGTGGGCGTGCTCGAACGGTTCGCTGACCGAGTACAGCCCCGTCCCGGCCGCCAAGAAACTGTTCGAGGCGCAGGAATATGAGATCACGTGGGAACTCGTCCAGGTTTCTAACGTCTAGTTTTGTGCTCTGTCGCGGATCGGTCCGCGGCCTGATGTAGCGAGGGTCAAACCTCGGGGGCACGCCAATTGAAACGGCACCACCACGCCGAGGAGTTAACATGCGACGAACTGAAAAGCTCGTGATCCCCGGCACGCGGTCCGAAGCGCCCGGCGAACGCGACAACGGCAAGACTTTCGTCTTGACTGAGATGGACGCCTATAGCGGGCAGGATTGGGCTCTGCGGGCACTCCTCGCGTTGGCCGCCAGCGGCGTACAGCTGCCTGACGGCGCCACGCAGACCGGAATGGCAGGACTTGCCGGGTTCGGCCTCACAGCCCTTCTACAGGCGCCCCACGCGGCGCTGAAACCCCTCCTCGACGAGATGCTTGCGCAGGCCGCCTACCAGCACGATCCGAAGCACCCCGCGCAACCGATCCGGCCCGGCCCGAACTGCGTAGTGGAGGAGATCAAGACGTTCCTCTTATTGCAAAAGGCGCTGATAAAGCTCCACACGGGTTTTTCCGCGGCCGTTTGATGCCTGAGTATGGGCCGCTCCCAGCGGCGCGCGCCAGCGGCCTGATCGACTACGTGAATTTACCCCCGATGATTGGCGTGGTAATATCAGAAAACAAGGCCACGCTATGCGAGCTGCAGTCGGTGTATGGTGTAGGTGACTTGTTCAATCTCTGCGAGGTCATCGCGGTCGACGGATACAACCGACGCATACTCTCGCAGGATAAGTAATGGCCTCGACCGTAATAGACTCCCTCGTCGTTCTCCTCGGCCTTGACGCCAGCCAATTCAAAAAGGGCCGCGAGACAGCCGAAAAAGAGACGAGCGAAACCGCGCGCAAAGCGAAAGAGTCGGCCGACCAAATCACGAAGTCATTGACCGAGGTTGGCCGCACGATCGCGGGCCTATTCCTTGGGTTCGAGTCTGTGTCCGGGTTCGGCAAGTTCCTGTCGAATCTAAACAGCGGCGAAGCAGCGCTCGGACGCACGGCCGCCAATATCGGCATGTCGGCTCACGAGTTGAACAAATGGGGCAACGCCGCCAAGCTCGCAGGCAGTGACGCAAGTGACGTACAGGCAGCATTCTCGCAGCTGACTGACGAAGCGCAAAAATTCTTCGTGACTGGGCAGGCGTCGCCACTCATCAATACGTTGATGCAGTACGGCGTCAATCTTAAGGATTCGACCGGCAAACTACGGAATCAAGGTGAGGTATTCGAGGAGCTTGCTGACAAGACTGCGGTCTATGGCCGGCAGTATCAGAATTTCGCGCTCAAGCAAGCCGGTCTGTCTCAAGGCGAAATCAACTACCTGACACAATCCAAAGAGTTGCGCCAGGATCAATTACGATTGGCCGAGCGAAACAACAGTGTCACGGAACAGAGTGTGGCCGATGCTCAGCGACTCCAAGAGTATTGGCGCAATATCGGCACACAGATCGAGGCCGCAGGACAGAAAATTCTGACGGCAGTAACGCCAGCGATTCAGGGGGCGTTTACGGCCGCTACGAATCTTATGGACAAGTTCAAGGAGACGGGCGGCCTCGACCGGATCTCGCAGACGATGCGAGTCATCGGTAGCATCTTCGGCGCGCTCGGCGATTCAATCAATTATTGGGCTAAGGTCGTCAACGATTCGGCGATTGGCAAATATTTTGATTTCATGTTCAAGCTCTACGGTAAAGGGCTGGACATACTCGACCCGACTCATGGAGCGAAGGCAGCACCGGGTGCAACGCAGGGCGGCCCAGCCACGCCCGCGGTAAATCCATCGGCGGACACGACGGGGCGGTACATTCCCCCAGCCGGAACCAAGGCCGCCCGCTTCAACAACCCGGGAAATATCCTCGACGCCAAAGGCAACGAACGCCGCTATGCGACTCCTGAAGAGGGCGCCGCGGCGCTCGAGCGCGATCTCGCAATCAAGATGCAACGCGGTTTGCGGACTGTGGACGCCATCATTGACGCTTACGAGGGCGGCGACAACGTCCGCAACAACATACCGGCGTACATCGCTGACGTACGGAAACGGCTAGGCAAGAACGAATTGACTGAGGCCGACATCAAACAACTGGCGCTCGCGATATCCACGCATGAGAGCGGCCCGAGCGCCTCGCGTGCTGCGCCCGCTATTGGCGGAAGTACGACAACCGTATCAGTCGGTGAGATCAACGTACACTCCTCGAGCGCTGATCCGCGGTCCGTGGCCGATCAGGTACCGGCGGCGATTCAACGTAAGTTCTCGGTTTCGCAGGCCGATACGGGGCAGTCGTGAGCGTATCACTCATCATACAGGGCTGGGGCGCCGGACTCGGTATTCCGATCACCGTTCCGTTGCCGCCGTTCCCAAACGTGGCATCACTGCCGGGTGTTCCGCAACTGGCCCGATCGTTGCTCATTGAAGCGCTTGCGCCGCCCGTTCTCGGGTTTGCGGCCGAACCTTCAGTATTGTGGCAGGCCACGCAGTCGGCGCCCGTGTGGGGCGTATTCGATGACAACAACAATATCGTGGTGAACGCGGACAGCGTCCAGGATTTCGGCTGGCGGAAGGAAAACCGCATACCTAATTTCCCGATTCAGCAAGGCCAATTCGCGACCTACAATCGCGTAGGACTGCCGTCCGAAGAATCGGTAATGCTCAGCAAGGGTAGCGCGAACGGCGACGGCCTCTCGGCGCGTACGCGGTTCCTGCAGGAAATTGACGCGATCGTGGATCAGAAGAACATAAACTTGTACACGATCCGCACTCCCGAGAAATCATATGTTAACGTCAGCGTGACCCGCGCGGAAATGTCCCGCCGCGGCGTGGCGCACGCCAACTACATCGACGTTGAATTATACTTCATCGAAATCGTGCCGATCTCGGCGCAATACGGAACGACCGCGGGCGCGACTCCCAACGCGAAGGAACCTAGCGCGCTACCCGTCGCGAATCAGGGTTTGACGCAAGCACAGACGCCGACGACGGCCGTGCAAAAATCGGCAGCTGCCGCCATCACGCCGCCCGTGCCGACAGGTTAGCCCCATGTTGCAAATACCTCTAAGTGCAGTTGCATCGCAGACGCTTAGCATCGTACTCGACGGACAGAGCTGTCAGATTGCCGTCTACCAAAAACAGCCGATCGTTGATGAATACGGGGTCGCAGCCGGGCTATTTTTTGACTTGATCGTGGGCGGCGTGCCGATAGTGAACACTGTCCGTTGTCTCGACCGGACACTGCTATTGCAGGATCGTGAGTATCTCGGCGTGGTCGGTGATTTCATGTTCTTGGATACGACCGCGACCGAGGGCGGGCCGCCCACGTTCAACGGGGCGCCGCCGTACTACACGGGGCTCGGCGCACAATTCGTGTTGCTATATCTTGAGGCATCGGACATTGCCGCCCTCTAATACCTACACGGTAAAAAATCTCAGGGTGACATTCACGCTGGCGGGCAGCAATGCCGTGTTCCCGGGAACATCAGCGAATAAGCTCCAGGTATCCGGCCTGCGTATGTCCGCTGTGATCCGAGGCGCAGGCATCCCCGCGTTCCCCGAGGCATCGCTTCGAATCTACGGGCTCGCCCAGCAAGACATGAACGCGTTGGCCGTGACACAGGTTCTCGTGGGCAAGCCGCAGTATCAGCGGAACATCGTACAGATTGAAGCTGACAGCGGCGACGGTTTCACGTTCGTATTCTCCGGTCAGATAATTCAAGCCGGCCCTGATTATTCGAGCGTGCCGGACGTATACCTATACGTGCAGGCCGTGTCGTTGGGTCTAGATCAATTGGCGCCGGCCACGCCGATATCATTCCCGGGCGTCGCGAATGTCTCCGATATCGTGAGCGGCATAGCGTCGAAAATGGGCCTTGCGTTCGAGAACGATGGCGTGACGGGCACACTCACGGGTGCGGTTTATTCCGGATCGCTCGCCGATCAGTTGCGTACCGTTTGTAGTGATGCGGGAATCTACTACGCGATTGAACCGGCCACACCGAATCTATTGGTCATCTCGCCGGCCGGCGTGCCGCGACAGAATCTTACTAAATTTACGCTGACACCGTCGTCAGGATTGAATGGTTATCCCGAAGTCTTGGGCAACGGGTACATCAACGTCCGGTCGTATTTCAATCCGGCGTATCGCATGAATGGGCCGCTGACGATCCAGGGTAGTGACGTGATAATCGATGCATCGTTGCCCAAGACGCTCAACAGTCAAGCGGACGGCGATTGGGTCATCGGCCCGCTGACGCACACGCTCGAGTGTCAAAAACCGGGCGGGGCATGGTTCACGGATATGAGGTTAGGTCCGCCGAGCGCGCCGCATACGTCATGAGCAACGTAGGCCAAGCGAATATTTTCAGCGATGCGAGCGAGTACAACACGCTCAATTTCGTCATTGCGCGCGCCACTGAAAAGATGCAGACAGTGTCGATCGTCCAGGTAAAGGCCGTCGACACGATCAAGCTCACCGTTGATGTTCAAGTTCTCGTCAATCTCGTCACGGGCGCGAACGTTTCAATCCCCCATGCGGTTATCTTCGGGCGTCCGTACTACCGCGCGCAGGGTGGCACGTCAGGGATAATCCTTGATCCGGTCGTGGGCGATATCGGAATCATGGTGTTCGCCTCGCGCGACTCCTCGGCTGTGATCTCGGCCAAGGGGCTCGCCAACCCGGGCAGTCAACGTCGTTTCTCGTGGTCGGATGGGATCTATTTCGGCGGCATCCTCAATGTGTCGCCCGCGCAATACCTGAAGTTCGCCGCGGGCGGCATAACGCTGCACTCGCCGACGGCCATCACGCTTGACGCGCCCGCCTCGACTATTACGGGTACGGCGGATGTCACTGGAGCCACGACCCTGCATGCAACGCTCGCGGTGACTGGCACAAGCACGCTGACGGGCGCCGTAATGGCTCCAGGCGGTATTACGACCACGACCATTGCCGGCGCCTCGGCCGTGTTCACCGGTAGCGTCACGGCCTCCTCATTCATCGGAGGAGGGGGCGGCGGGGGTTCAGTCACGTCCGTAGGAATTTCGACGGCCGGCGTCGGTGTGGTCGTGGGCGGCGGCCCTATCACGACGGCAGGCACGCTGACCGTCGACCTATCCTCATCTGCGTACGCCGCGCTCGCGCTCGCTGTGACGGCGTTGCAGACGGTCAGCGTGCAGGATTCGATTACCGGCAACGGCACGTCAGGCTCGAAACTACAGCTCGTCAACGACTCGGCCTCGCCCGGCGCGAACATGGCGTACAGCACTGACGGCAGCGGTGTGAAAGGCTGGCATGCGAGCGGCGGCACTCCGACGCCCGTACCGGCGACGATTCCCGATATGTTCTATTGGCTGCAGGGCGACACCTACAACATAAGCGCAGCCTCGCGGGCGTTCAATCTCGCCAATTCATGTCCGTTCAACCCAGCCTGGGCTCAGCCCGTGAACGCACCCGGCGTCACGTGTGCTGCAGCTCAGCTCAACAGCAAGAACGTGTTGCAGTGGCCGGGCAACAATACGGGACGATACAAGCTGCAAAGTCCGGGCATACTGCCTGAGGTTTCCGTGTTCGTGGTGTACTACCAGCCGACCACGACATATGCGAATTGGCTGACCGGGCCGTCCGGCGCGTTCCAAATCACGATTGACTCGAGCACCGGAAAATTCGCGTCTGTGCAGTCGGCTATTGCTGTCATCGGCGAATCCACGACTGCGGTACCGACGGCAGCCTGGACGCAATTCAACACAACCTACAGCCAGTCATCCGGTGCGTGGGCGTTTCGGATCTCGCAGGCGGCGGCCGGCAGTGGGACTAATTCGCTGGCAATTACGGCAAACAGCGATTCGATCGGATGGGATGACGCCTCGGGAACGCAGGATATGACCGGTCGAGTGGCCGAAATGATAGTATATAGCCGAGCGCTGACCCTGGTAGAAGTCCAGGCTGTCGAGGCGTACCTTTTCGCTAAATGGGGCGTCTGACGTGGCTGCACCGTTCTCGACACTTTTACTTGATGTTGGGTTGTGGGACTTGACACTTGACGCGTTCGGCAACATTGCGGTTGCGGCGCCGCCGTATGCCTTGGCGCAGGAAGTGGCGAGTGCGTGCCGGACAGTGCTCGGCGAAGTCTACTACGACACGTCAATCGGCGTGGATTACTTCGGGCAGATATTCGGCAAGACGCCGCCCGCGACAGTTTTTCAGGAAATGTTTGTAGCGGCGGCGCTCACCGTGCCGGGCGTGGTTTCGGCGACATGCAATATCGAAGCGTACAACGCGGCAACGCGCGAAGCCACGGGGCAAGTTTTGTTTACCGATATCAATCATCAAGTGCAGACGATAGGACTATAGGCCATGGCAGACACGACCAACGTACCGACACCGGTATTTACGCCGACAGGGCTTGTGCTGCCACAGGAGGCCGCCATTTTGGCGGGCGTCCAGCAAGACTATAACGCAGCGTTCGGCGGCAATCTCAACCCGGCGTTGAACTCGCCGCAGGGGCAGCTTTGCTCGAGTACGGCTGCCATGATCGCGAACGGCAATACGGTGTTCGCCACGTTTGTCAATCAAGTCGATCCTGACACGGCCACCGGTTTCATGCAGGACGCGATCGGCCGAATCTATTTCATGAATCGCAAGCCGGCCGTACCCACGTCAGTTAACGTGCAGTGCGTCGGCGCGTTCGGCACGCCCATTCCCGTCGGAGCGCTCGTGCAGGATACGAGCGGCAACATTTATTCGTGCACGCAGGCCGGATCTATACCGATCGGCGGCACAATAACGTTAGCATTCGCCAATGTCGTTGCAGGGCCGACAGCGTGCCCGGCGAATACGGTCACGATTATTTATCAGGCTATCAACGGATGGGAATCAGTCAACAACTCATCGCCCGGCACAGTCGGTTCAAATATCGAATCGCCGGCCGCGTTCGAGTATCGGCGTCGGCAATCCGTCGGAATCAACGCGCAGGGATCAATTCCCGCGGTATACGCCGCGTGCTTCGCCGTCGCCAACGTCATTGACGTGTTCGTGACGCAGAACAACACAGGCTCGATTATCTCAGGCGCCATTAACGGCAACCCAAATTCAACGTCGTACCCGGTTGCCGCGCATTCGGTTTACGTGGCCGTGACCGGTGGCGCCGCGCAGGACGTGGCAAATGCGATATGGCGCGCCGTGAATATTGGTGCTGCGTATCAGACTGCAGCGGGCAGCGCGGGCGCAACACTCGTGTCCGAGACCGTAACGGACAACAGCGGGTACTCGATTCCTGTCCCCTCATACACAGTGAATTTCATCAACCCGGTCGCGACGCCGATATTTTTCGCCGTCACGCTTGCAGCCTCGGCGTTGCTGCCGGCGAACATTCATTCGCTCGTACAACAAGCGATCATCGCGCAGTTCACGGGACAGGCGCAGGGCAGCTTGCGGGAACGTATCGGTGCTCAAGTCCTCGCGTCGCGGTACTTCGGCCCGATTCAGGCAATCGGCCCTGAGGTCTCGATTCTGACAATCACTATCGGATTCAACTCCGGCGTTGGGCAAGCGTCGCTGCAGATGGGAATCGATCAGCAACCGACGATTTCCGCGACTAATATAGCGATCTCGCCGTAATGCCAGCCCCGACAGTAGAAGTTCTTGGCCCGCTACCAGTCACTATGCCCGCCCATGTGGGCTGGGGTAACGGTGCGACCACGGGCACGGTTAATATTCAGACGACCGCAGCGACAATGCTTGTCGTCTGCACGATCACGGATCAGCCGCCCGGGCCGCCGACGCGCGGTATTACGTCGATCACGTCAGCGGGCCTCGTATTCACGCGATACGTGCAGCAGCTTGCGACGGGTGCAGACCCTACGTTGTGGCAAGAAATATGGACCGCGCCAGTCTCCGGGCCGATTAGTTCACAGAGTCTCAGTATCACGATTGCGAACGGCGCGGATAGCGCGACAGCGATCATATTCGGATTGATTGGCGGCACAGCGCTTGACGCTGACCCGTCTCTGCCGGCGGAAACAACGTACACGTTAACCAATCCGCTTGACGTGACGTTCAATACGAGCAATGCCAACGATTTGATTATTTATCTGGGCGGCCATTCATTCACTACGGACTTCGGGCCACCATCAGGGTTTACCACGGTCCTGCATTCGAACGACGCGGACGGCGCTCGCCAAGTCGGACAGGAGATTGCGGCCTACGCGCCCGGGACAATTCTGACAGGTTCGTCAGTTACGTCACCGATTACCGGCGGCCTGATATCGTTGATGACAGTATTCGCTGTCAATGATGGATCTACTACGGTCCCCAATGTCGTAGGCGACGATGACACAACGGCCCGCGCCGCGATCATTGCCGCTGGGCTTATCGTCGGTTCGGTCACGTCAATTGCAGGCGGAACGCCCGGTGTCGTTCAATCGCAATCGCCCGTCGGCGGAACTGCGGTAGCTGGCGGCAGTGCCGTCAACCTCGTGGAATATGAAGGCAACGTTGTCCCGAACGTCGTCAACACGTCGCTTACGGTCGTCGCCCCGGGCATCCTCGCAGCGTCAGGTTTCACGGTAGGGCTCGTCACGTACGAAGCCAGCGGCATCATAATCACGGGTAACGTCATACGGCAGACGCCCGCGGCGGGTTCGTTCGCTGCGGCCGGTTCCGGTGTCAATCTCGTGGTGTCCACGGGGCTACCGTCACTACGTGTGCCTGATCTATTCGGCCTGTCGCAGACGGATGCAATCAACACACTGCTTGCGCTCGGCCTCGTGGTCGGTGCCATCGGCTCAGCACCGTCGCAGTTCGTGCCGCCCAACACGGTACAGACGCAAAACCCGAGCGCAGGTACACCCGTCGGCCCCGGGACGATCGTCAGTTTCGTGTTGTCGACCGGTATCCCGGCGATTGGCACGCTGTTCGATTTCGAAGCGACGGTAATTTCGCAATACGCGAATAGCCCGACAATTCTGCAGCTCGTCAACAACCTGAATCTGTACATTGACCAATCGGCGAACTTCGCGAATTTCTTCAATTTCGTTTGGAATGTCGATACGGCTGTCGGTTTCGGCCTTGATATATGGGGCAAGATTGTAGGTGTGTCGCGGTTATTGCAGATTCCGAACACGACCGATTACGTTGGATTCGACAACGGTACGCGCTCGCCGCCCGATTGGCAGAGCATGGGAAGCGATCAGCCACCCGGGCCTCCGGTCGGTGGCGCGATGTACACTGGTTTCAACGCCACGTCTACGTACATTCTCGGCGACGATGCGTATCGGCAGCTAATTTTAGCCAAGGCGTTCGCGAACATCTGCACGACGACGGCGCCGGCAATCAATACGATCCTCCAAAACCTTTACGGCCCCGGTACCGCGTGGGTGCTCAATACGGGACCGATGGCTATTTCGTACAACCTCAGTTTCAAACCCTCCGCGATTCAACTGGCGATTCTCGAGCAATCGGGCGTAATACCGACGCCCCCGGGCGTTTCAGTGACAATCGTAGTGCCGCCATAGTAGGATACTCGTCATGCCTAGCACTCTCGTCACACCGCTGCTGATCTCCGTCCCTTGGGGCGTAGGTGCCGCGAATCCGACTTATATCAAGTTGCCGATTCCGGTCCCCTCGCAAATTTCCACGACGGTTAATGCGGCCTCATTCACGGACGGATTCCCGCCCAACACAATGACGCCTGAGGCGTCCGGTGGTCTGCCGTTCTTCGGGCAGGATATGAACGGTATCCTGTGGATGATTTCGGCCTACTGCGCGAACTTCGCGGCCGGCGCGTTCGCGAAATATGACGCGACGATGTCGACGGCTATCTCAGGTTATCCGCTCGGCGCTGTTCTGTCGGCCACGGGTGCTGCGTCCGGCACGAATAACCTATGGGTCAATCTTGTTGACGGCAACACGACCAATCCGGACACGGGCGGCGCCGGTTGGCTGCCGTTCGATGGTGTCGGTGTCGGTCAGATTGCGGTTGCAGGCACGAATATTACTTTGACCGCCCTGCAGGCTGCGTTGCCGTTTCTTCAGTTTACCGGGACTCTGACAAGCAATATCAACGTTATATTTCCGGTTAACACGGGTCAATCGTGGATACTCGCCAACGGTGCCGGAGGCGCATTCACGATCACGTGTAAAACGGCGAGCGGTACCGGTGTCGTTGTGCCGGCGACCGGGACCGGAGCACCTACGTCAGTTTATTGCGACGGTACGAATATATCGAACACGGGTGTTAGTACGGCCGGCCTCGCCCCGATCAATTCGCCTGCTCTGACCGGCACGCCGACGGCGCCGACCGCGACGCCCGCGACGACCAATACGACGCAAATTGCTACGACAGCATTCGTGCAGGCGGCAATCACTGCGGGATTGTCCGGCTATGCGCGGCTCGCATCGCCGATTTTCACTGGAACACCTGTAGTACCGACCGCAGCGCCCGGCACGAATACCGGACAAGCAGCGTCGACCGAGTTCGTCGAGGCGGCCGTCGCAGCAGCAACCGTCGATCAACGCTCCGGCACGTTCACGGCGATCAACGGAACTACTACCGTATCGTTTGGCCACACATTTGCGAGCGTGCCGAAAGTGTTCGTACAGTGGAATTATGCATCTACTGTGGGGTTCATCCCTAACGGTAGCATCACGACGACCGGATTCAATTACACCAATTCGAACTCTGGCCCCTGCAGTTGGTTCGCAACGACGGCGCCATAATTATGAACGACAATGAACTGTCACAGCTTCGGGAACAAGTCGCCGTACTACGCGAGGGCCGAGCCGCGCACGCTGAGCAAATCAACGCGGTAGCTACGCGCGTTGATTCGATCGCCGACGACGTCAAAACGATCCTCGGGTACATGGAGCGCACGAAAGGATCGTGGAAAACTCTAGTAGCTCTCGGCGGCGTCGTTGGCGCCATAGTCGAGACAGGCCATTGGATCGTGGGCTGGCTGCACCACACATGACACTGATTGACTTCGTCAAGGCTCGAGAAGGGTGCCAGCACGATAACGGCGACGGCACGGTTACGGCCTATTGGGACGCCGCCGGCAAGGTCTGGACGATCGGGTGGGGAACGACCGGTCCCGAAGTCGTCCAGGGTACTACGTGGCTTGTGCAGCGTTGTGAGGCGGCCCTACAGGCCAAACTCGACGCGGCGCGGCGCGCGGTCTGCGTACTGAGCCCGCCAACCACGCAATGGCCGACCGGTGCCCTGGACGCCCTCACGGATTTTGTCTACAACGAGGGCTCGGGCAACTACCAGGGTTCAACCGTCCGCAAATGCGTGCAGGCCGGCGATTGGGGTGGGGTCCGTAAGCACCTACTCGACTGGGAGTTTGCCGGTGGAAAGCGCCTCGGCGGCCTCATTACACGGCGTGAGGGTGAGGCCGCTATGATTGGCGGCCCGTCCGCTGTATAATGGTGCCCCGTTACCATTACCGGAGTCTCCCGACCATGACCACGAATAACCCGTTTGCGAACGTCAAAGCCGACATCGCAGCTGTCGACGGCAAGGTTTCCGCTGCCGTTTCGACCGTGACCGCCGACGCCGCCAAGGTTTCCGCTGAAGTCGCGGCCGTCAAGGCTGACTACGTTGCCGCTGACAACGCCGCGATTGCGTACGTCAAGAACAACCCCAAGAAAATTGTGGCCGCAGTGGTCAGCATCGTCGGGGCCGCGCTGTCGCATTTCGTGTGGAAAATCCTGTAAAAAATTCTCGGGACTTACGCGACTACGTCGTCATGGGCTTATTGTCCGGGGCGTGGTTCGCGTCGACCGTTTTTATTTTCAAGTACCACACCGAAATCAACTTCGCCACGTGGGCGACGTTTTCGGGCGCGATCATCAGCGCGTACCACTGGCTTATCGTCAGGGATGACAAAACACCGGACTGCGAACATTCATGACAGCTCTACTCGCCCTCATTCCTTCGCGTGCATACCTGTACGGCGCCATCGTTCTCGTGCTCGCCCTCGCGTTCGGCGGCTACACGATTCACGAGCGCGGCGTGCAGCACGCGAAGGACATAGCCGCAGAGACCAAGGCCGTTACGAAAGCCAACGTTGTTGTGGCGGCTGATGACGCCCACGCTCAAACCACGGAGACCCAAAATGCGATCATTTATAGACAGGCTGTTGCGATTCCTGCCATTGCTGATATTGGCCTCGTGTGCCAGCACGCCGCCCGTAGTGTTCCATTGCCCGCGGCCGGCGCCGTCACAGCAACCCCAGCTCGAGACAGTCAAGCCGACAGTGGAAGCGGACATGCAGCTGACCCTTCAGGAGCTATTCTGACGCGAGCGCGCGACGCTGACGCGCAGATATCCTACCTACAGGGCCGCGTCGCCGAGCTTGAGAAACAGATGAGAGACGCGCCCTAATCCCATTTGCCATAACGCGGTCCGCGCCATCCGCCGCGTGCGAATATCGGCCAGCCCTTAGCGTAGTCTGGTAGATCATTGAGGGCAGCTTCGAAGTGCTTGACATAGTCGTCAGGTTTTAGGCCCGGGTCGCAACGTTCGTCGATTTCGCTCACTGTCTCGTCATAGGTGTGCATCACGATCGGGTACCCGAGGCGCGTCACGTTCTCCATGCCATGCATCTGAATGTCGCGGGCCGTGCCGCCGGTTGCGTTCTGCGTGAGCACCCCGCCGTACAAATCTTGTTGTATCCAGTCGGGCGGCCCCTTATCTGGATTCGTGTTCCAACCCCAGTACGACAGCGCCAGTTCCCACGGGCTCGCCCATTGACGCGTAGCCTGCGTGAGTCGTGGCTGATGATACGATATGCACCGACCGCTCGGCAGCTGCATGTACAGACAATCGTCGGCGCCAACTTGAAATACGATCGTTTTCGCGCGGTTGCCGTAGAATGCTTTGCCCGGTTCCTGGACGGCCTGAATAGCCGCACCCTCTAGCCCGTAGAGTTCCTGCCGCTCCGGCGCATAACTGCCGTCCGGCGCGCGGTTGAATTTGTTGCGCGTCTGCCCGCCCCATAGCTCTACCGTGTTGGGTACGGTATCGCGATAGCCGAGGATCGCCTGCTTGATTTCTTGATCGTCGCGATAGTATTTGTCGGCCCCGAATTTTTTCCATCCGTTGATCCAGGACGCATAACCCCCAGACAGCTTCGCGAGCTTGCCTTGCTGCCGCAGCGGATGGTGTTTTCCGCCGCGGATTCCGTCCATGTGGTCGCGACCATTCACGAACACGCCGCCTGTATCGATTCGGTGCTTGACGAAATCCTCGAATGGCGTGCCGGTCATACGGGCGATTTGTGCCTCGTAGATCATGCCGTGCGTTCGGTGAACGTCGAGTACCCAATCCTCGCCCGCGAGCGCTGCAAGCACGACGTCCTCGATTGCAGAGTAATCGGACGAGATCAGCGTCTTACCCGGGCCAGCCACGAACAACGAGCGCAAGCAGTTGTTTACGACGTCGAGGGCGCCAAGCTTAGGATATGCCGCCTCGACCGCGGCAAGCGAACGTGTCGCTATAACCTTGAGCGCGGCATCAACCTCCTCAGTCGTGTGCCAGTCGCCTTTATATAGGTTCGCTGGCTGTGGACCATATCCGCCGGTTCTACCGTGGTGAGTCGCATGCATCATGTACATGCCATGAACTCTGCCGTCACTCGCTGTCATCGCCTGCAGGGCGTATAGTTTCTTGACACTTGCTGACCCGAGCATCTGTCGAATCTGCAGCACACGCAAGCACGGATCTACCACGCCACCGTGAGCGGCCGTTTCAAGCGTGAGCCGGTCGACTGTAGCCGAGATTGTTTTCTCGGTCATGTCGTACATGCCAACGCCGCGGGCCGCGAGCCATCCTTGCAACTGTTTCAGCTCGGTTGGTTCAATGCCGCCGGTCAGCGTGCGGAATTCTTCGCCATACCGGTGGTAAGCTTGCTCCACAATCGAAATGCAGTCTGCGATCCCTTTCGAATCGACGGCCATGCCTCGGTCGTTGATTTGCTGGTCGAGGAACCATCGCCGCTGTTCGTCGGGTGACAGATCGGGCAGGGCAGAGGACACTTGAAATTCCGAACGAATATCGGTGAGGTTGTACGATTTATACCGTTGCCATTCATCGGGGGCCTCGTGGGGTAGTGTGATAACGCGCGGGTCTTTTTTGGTCGGCTGCCGCGGGATTGAAAATAACTTCATCAGCCGATCGCCGTCTTTGTCTTTTTTAATCGGCGTGTCGAGAACCTGTGTCACGTGCTCGAGCTTGCCCGGGTATCCGGCGGCACGAGCCTTGACAGCACTGCACCGCTGCTGCTCGATTCGTAGGAGGGGCCAGTGCCATTTAGGCACACAGAAATAATTCCAGACTTCGCGTTCAAACTCTGCGTTATGGCTCTCGAGGAGGCCGCCACGCTCCACGTGTTCGAACAGCGGGGCCAGCACGTCGAAGGACTGCCCGTACTCCCACTGCCACGCGGTTGCACCGTCGTACTGCGGCGTCAAATCGAATGCAAGCAGTTGCGGGAAAAACGTCGCATGCTCAACATATACGCGGATTCCGACGGCGCCTAGGCCGCGTTTCTGATTTGAGAAACCGGGCAACGATTCCCAGCGACCGAGGCCGTCCGGCGTCCACAGAAACCCGGCAAACGATACGGTTTCGAAGTCTGCTACTGGGATCATAAAAAACGCCCGGCGGTTAAGCCGGGCCAGTTATGACAGCCCTCGCGGGGATGGTGCGGGGCGGCCGTTTCAAAACGGGATGCAGTCATCGTCGCAGTCCGGCCATTCCCACACGGCCGCCGGCTTTCCAGCGTAGCGACCGTGTGGATTCCATACAGCCTGATGGCCGCTGCAACAATCCAGTCAGCCCACGTACCCGTCAGCCCGCAGCTGTGCGTCAGTCCAGCCCTGTGCCACGTAGGCGGCGTAGGCGATTCCTTTGTGCGGCGGCCGAGCGACCGGCGCGGGAGGTGCTGCCGGAGCTGCAGCGGGCGGCGGGGGCGCGGCGGCCACCGTAGGGATTCCCATGATTGCCGGGGCCGGGACTACGGCCGTAGGAGGGGCGGCAACGGCCGGCAGGGGGGCCGGAATCGCCGGAGAGGGCGCAGGAGCGGCGCTCGGCGCGGGGGCGGGCATTGCGACGGCCGCGGGCATCGTGGAGGCGCCAGCGGGCACTGCGCCGCCGAATTTGCCCTTTACGTCGACACCCCGGGTGACGATTTCCGGCAGGTAGGCGCGCAGGCCGACGGCGTTGTGATTAAGGTAAACGCCGGGGGATGATCCCGTGTTGCCTTTGACCGTGCCCACGACTTGGATGACATGGCCGGGGCGCACCGCGTCCTTATCGTTCATCGGCACGGGGTTTTCCGGGTTGGTCAGCGCGTTGTAGATCGCCGGGGCGAACGCGGACTGCAGCCGCAGCACCCAACAACCTTTCCAGCCTTCGCGGTCACACGGCCGAACCTTCGATTTCGACTTGGTCGGGATCACGGTCGAGTCGCCATCGTAAATCTTCCACGAGAAATCAGGGCGTTGTGCCTCGCCTCCCGGGAACGCTGCGTGGCCGGCGGCCCAGATCGTTTGGCCCCAGCCCGGCTCGCTGCCCCAATGGGCGGCCGTCTTGGGGAGCGCCAAGCCGATCACGTAAAGCTGCGTGTCTTTGCCGGCGTCCGGACCGTTCTTGATTTTCATCCGGTTGCCGTCGAAATCTTCGGTTTCCGGCTCGTAGAGATCGCCGAACACGAAACGACCCGGCGAGGTGGTCAATTCAACTGCTGTCTTGCTCAAGTTAGAAACTCCTATGATGGTGGAGTCTGCGCCCGTCTGTGGGTCCGGTATCCCCACGTGTTAGACCGAATTCTCAGGGCGCAGACAATCAACTGATTTTAGACGGCCTCGGTCGGCGTGGTGGGTGGCAGAGCGTCGGCGCCGGTCGGCGCGTCGGGCGCGGCCGAGCTGCTCCCGGGCTGCCCCTTGGGCTCGCTCGTCGTCGCAGTGCCGGCAGCGGCCGGTTTCGGCGCGGCGGGCACGCCAAACTGCAGGACATGCTTGATCGCCCAAAACGACGCCTCTTCGGCGGCCTTGCGGGCAAATTCCATCGGCTGTGACGTAAGTTTCTGTCCGTCGGCGTTTGCGTGCATCAGCGTGGACAGGTACTCGTGTACCGAGTTGAACACTTGGCCGACTTGCGCGGCTGCTTGCTGGCGCTCGGGCGTGATCGTTTGCGGGGCGGGATTCGTCATGTCGTAAATTTCCTTGCGGTTTTGGTGGTTTCGGGAACTAGTTTGAACGCTCCCTTAGGGCGATCACTATACTGACTGACAATCGCGTCAGCAAGTATTTTTCGTTGCTTGGCCTGCGTCGGTGTGATCGGTTTGACTGGCGCCATAACAGACTTGCCGTTCATTTGCGCTGTCATCTCGACGATTTCAATCGGCATCGTCCACGCGAGCCGGCCTTCCGACTGTTCAAGCATGAAATGTGGGACGCGTTTGCCGGCGCGAATCATTCCCTCGGCGAGAGCTGATAGGCCCGTCTCGCGCGCCTCGAGCCGTTTGATGAATTCCTGGACAACCTTCAGCTCACGGCCGACGTCCTCGGGCGTAGACACCATCGGATCAGCGCGACCGGCGAAGTCGATTCCGTTCATAACCGTTTTCGCGTACGTCTTGCAGACCGCGCGTGCGGGGCAGTACGTGCAGTGCGTGCCGCTAATTACGCGCGGATTGGCCGACTCGGCCTCGTTGATCGCGTGACGCATGCGTTCGGAATAGAAATGCAGCCCTTCGCGGCCGATCGTCCAAGTACGTAT